TAAGTGACGATCCGGTGTAGATACCAACATGTGACGCGATGCTGTTGGTGCACCTGATATAATAGTTGATCTAGTTTCTGTTGCATTTGACAAAGAAGAGTCCCATTCAAAACATGCGCTGTCGTGAATTAAACAAATTGCTTTATCACCAAAATTATCTAGTGACCACATACCTGGTTCCAATACTAAGTCTCCTGAAGCTGCTTCTCCCCACGCAACATAGTCTGAAGAGTTTGTAACGGTTGCACCATCACTATGAGCAGCTCTTGTAGATCCTCTAACAGCTCTTGTAATACCTGTTAAATTATTTCCAGAAACACCTGTGTAAGATATTTCTTCTGTTCCTATTAATATAAAGTTTGTACCTGAACTTGGAAACTGTGAAGCGTCTGTTAAAGTTATAGAAGTTCCTGATCCACCTGTCCCTGCAGTATCATCCAATAATGCACCATTTAAAGTAGTTGTTAATGCTGAAGTATCTTCTCCACCCCAAGATCCAAGACCCCAACCAAAACCTTTTGCTTGTACAGCTGGTCCTACTGGATAGTAATGTTGAACTCTTATACCACCAGAAGTAGTAGCTCCACTTCCAGACTCGTTTGATGGCATTGTAATTGTTAAAGTTGTAGAAGTAGGAACTGTTGTTACCATAAATTTTTTGTCATCAAAATCACTTGATCCAAAATTAGATCCGGTAATTGTAGTAAAGTTATCTAGTAAAATAATATCTTGAGGATTTATCCCATGAGAAGTACTAAAAGTTATTGTAACAGTTGGTGATCCATTAGTTGTAGTAAAAGCACTTGTAAGCGTGGTTGTAGTTTTAATTGGGTGTATGTCATAAAATACACCTCCTGAATATGCGTATAAGATTCTGTTTGTTCCAATAATAGAATATTTTCTAGCTCCACTATTAATAAAGTGATGAAGACCTCTTCCTGCACCAGTAAGTTCATTGGACCCCGATCCACCTAACTGGCTCCAGCCTCCTATTTTTTCAGGTGTGCCATAACGAAATCTAACGTTGTCACAATTTACCCATTGGCCTTCAGCTCCTGTAGGAGTAATTTGTTTGTTAATACCTGGTTGAAATCCTATTTTTTGTAACATATCTCTTTGACTTTTGTAATGAGCAAAAATATATGGAAAAGGGACTTAAATCAATAACTATTTAATCTTCTTTTTTGGTAAGTTTAAACGCTAGAGAGATTCTAACAGCGTCTTCTTTGGCAGCTAATCCTCTGTGTTCATCCATGCCATTAAAAAGTATTAGTCTATTTTTAATAAAACTACACTTTTTACCATTTTTTATTTGAAACTCTCCACCTTTTTTTAAAGTTTTAGTCACCATATAAATAACAGTTAAGTCCACATTATCTTTGTGAAAAATACCATCCATTCCTGGGTGTTGAATATTTGTATACATTCTTCGTAAAACAAGGTTTTTAAAATTTAATTTAGCTAAAGTGGTGGATAATTCATAAAGTAAATAACGATTTAATGGGTCCTCACTATTTAATTCTGATATATAAAAATAGTTATTATCACCAACATCTGAAGTTTGTCCCCACTTATGAGGTACTTCATATAAAAAATATTTTTCTAAAAAATTATTTAAATTTTTACTTAACCAATTATCAATTATTATCGGGTCTTTCATTTTTAATTATTTCTCCAGTCTCACTATCAACAAGTCCATGTTCTTTGCTATCTCCATAATGCTCAGTCATGTCATGAATTACTTTCATTAAAGAAGTAGATAATAAATAAACAGATTTTCTTTCTAATCTAAAACAACCTCGTATTAGTATAAATAATATTTCTTTAAAAGAAAATTTTATTTCTAAATGTTTTGGTTTAAATACAAATCTCATTTAAGTCACCAGCCATGAGGTTAATATATATTTATCTTCTTGTAAAGGAGGATTACCACGGTGAACGTAAGGATAACCCGCTGGAAATATACAGACACGTCCTTTAACTGGGTTATACCTTACCTTCTGTAATAAAAATTCTGTTTCTCCTCCCTCTTCTATAGTGTTTAAGTAAACAGTATAAACTAAAGCTCTTCTACAAAAAAGATTATAATTTCTTTCAACATGCCATATATGATATCCTTCTCCAGGTTGTGTTTTTTGACATTTTATTGGAACGTAATGTAATTCTTTTATATCAGCATAAGATGTAAAATTAGTTTCCTTATCATACAAAAGAATAGTTTCTCTAAATCCTTTCATAATTTCTTTTAAAACATCTGGATAATTGTCTCTTTCAAAACTAATAGATAAATCATTTTTTAAATTTTTAGTTATTTTTTCATTAATTTGTCTTGAATAAGCAAGATCATTTTTTTGAGTTTCAAATATTTTTATTAATTTATCACAATGAGAAGGATTAATATAACCATCAAAAACTCCAATGCTATTTTCTATTTGAAATTGTTTATTCATAATATTGTTGGATCCTGTCTTAAAGTTCTCTTATCATATTTGTAATCTTTATAAGGACCATTTTTATCTACATAGTGCATGAAAGATTGTATGTGATAATCTCCTGTAAAATGTTCTCTCCAGTGTTCTACCTCACAACCAAGATATATAACACCATCTCCTGGTTTCATATTGAAAGAATTATTTTCTATAAATATAGGCCAATCCGTACCATCACTATCCCACATAACTGTAACAGAAACTTCACAAGAAGGCCTATCTTTATGTTTTTTTAATTCTGCATTGTAAGTATATACTCTTGAAAAAGAGTAAGTTGGAAATAACTTTAGTCCTGTTTCTTTTTCCATTAAATTTAATTTTTTCATCATTAATGTGTCTATAAAACAATCTCCATAAAAACTAGAATCTGCATTATTACTTTGATCAAAATCAAATTCTGTTTCATTTCTTTTATGTTTTAAATGTAAATAATAACTACCAATTTCTAATTCTTTTTTTGTAAGAAAATTTTTAACTAATTTATATTTAAAATCTTTTTTTAAAGAGCCCATGAAATTATAGAGTACCTTATTCCTTTCTTTACAGGTTGTATTTTATGAGGATATAAAAAATTACTTGGCCAAATAATTAATCTTCCGGGTCTTACATCTATTGTTTTTAAAATGTGTTCATTACCTAATTCAAAAAAAGTTACTTCTCCTCCTTCGTAATCATTATTTAATAATAAAATACAAGATAAAGTTCTTGGGTGACCTCTAAAATGATCAATATGTTTTTTATAAAAACCTCCTTTTTCATATTTTAAAATGCTTATATCTGTTATTTCTTGAGGTTTTATATCGTGATTAGGAGATACCTCATTACAATATCTTTGAATACTTCCTCTAAAAAAAGCTGTTAAATAATTAGACCAATGTATTTTTGTTTTTTGTTTACACCTCCAATCAAACAAAGGTAAAACTTTCACTTTTCTGTAATCTTTATCTATAGTGTTTTCTGAACCAACAGTTCCATCACTATAAATTTGATCTTTAGACCATTTAATAAGAGTAGATATATTCTCTAATTGAATGGTATCATCATATACTTTAATATAACTTTCAATATTCATTCTGCTTTCGAAAATATGTACGAATTAGTAAACTAATTCAGGCCAAAAAACTTGTGGGCAGCCTGGTAAATCATAAATATATTCCATAATACTATAGTTATCATCCCAAGAACTAACTGAGTCTGTATCTATATTTTCTAAAAAATCAACAATACTTTTTGCATCAGCATCACTATCAAATTTGCTGGCTGTAATATGTTTAAAAGTATTAATTAAATAATCTACTTTATCTTTATATTCTTTTTTTGCTTCTGTAGCATCTGAAATTCCTGAATGTTCATAATCTGTCCAAATAACAGAACCATCAACTAAAGAAGGCTCACTTTTTCCATGAGTTTTTTTTCTATAATCTGCATCATTTGTTTCTATAGCAACAAGTCCAGCAGAATCAGTTGCTAACCATTTATCTCTAATATCTTCATTAGGTGCTAGTCTAAAAAAACTATGATTTAATAAGTTATTATTTCTAAAAATTATATATTTCATATATCTCCTATAAAGAATCCGTGTACACTAATAATGCTCCTGGACCTCCAGTTGTCTCACCAGGATCTCCTTTTCCACCTACTGATACACCTCGATAATATGATTGTGTACCAGGATAGTATTGAACACCTGCGGTTCCAAACATAAACATTTCTCTATAAGAATCATTATCTGCTGTTCCAGTTATGTCTGCAGTTCCAGTAGTAACTGCTCCAATATTTCCTTCTTGGGTTTGCGAAGGATTGGGACTACCTCTTTGTCCTCCGTTACCACCACTTATTGTTAATATGTTTCCAAATACAGTGTTTCCTCCTGCGTTTCCAGCAGTGTTACCTGTAGCACCTGTTCCCGAAGCACCAATAGAATAAGGAGCAGTAAAAGGAGCAGTAATAGAATCTGAAAAAACACCTATGAATCCCATTCCTCCGTTTCTACCATCTGTTACCGAGCTTCTTCCACCTCCGCCTCCTCCGGCAGAAGCAGCGTATATTAAAATTTTACTAGCGTTAGAAGTAAAAGTACCTGAGTTTGGACCAACTGACCAAAGAGCTGGTTTCATATTATTTCCACCTGCTGTTCCAGTTGAAGCAGCAATTATTCTACCAGAAGAATCAACTGTAATATCTGCAGTTGTAAAAGTTCCTCCAGCTGGTTTAATAATCTTTGGCATATTTTATCTTTCCTCCTATTTAAATTAATCTATCAATTCAACGTAGGAAACATGATAATCTAAATCGTTAGCAGCTCCTGCTGTAACTGCGATTAAATCTGTTTCATCTAAATAAATTGGTGTATCAATCATGCTTAAAGTTGAATCCGCAGGCACAGAAATTGTGCTTGCTATTTTGTAATATGTAGAACCATTGTCATTGCTAATTTCAATTGTTACATCAGCTGCGTTAGTTCCATCATCATTTGATATTAAAATTGTGTCTATTCTTACTGCAGATTCTGCAGCAACGTCTATCATAGTTGTTCTGTTAGTATCACCTAAAGAACCCATTGCATTTTTAGGTGTAATTGTTGCGACGTTTATTAAATTTGGTGTTGCCATTTTTTATCTCCTATTCTTTTTATCCGAAAATCATGGAAAAGACAATACCTTTTCCGTCTGTTGTTATTGTTTGTGTGCTTCCAGTAGCAGCATTATTAGTAACTTGTGCACTTCCAGTGCCATTTGGAGCAACTGTTATATTACCATTTGCTGCATCTGTTATTGTTACTGTACCTGAATTTGTACCAGAATTAGTGTCTAAAATAAGATCATGAGCACCACTAGACGTTAAAGTAGCATTTCCTGATCCTGTACCAATTACAGTTTCACCACTTCCTTTTGGAACAAGGACCATATCAATATTAGTATCTCCTCCTGTAGCTGATATTGAAGGTGAATTACCTGTTGCTGCATTTGTAACATCAAATTGATTTACTGCAGATCCAGTTGTTTGAAAAATAATTTGTTCATTACCATTTTCATCTCCAATAAAATGAGCGTCATCAATTAAAATATTATGTGAATTAGTATCTAAGTTTCCACCTAGTTGAGGAGAAGTATCATCTACAACTTCTGATATTCCACCTACTCCAACAGAAGTAATATTTGGATTAGTTCCATCATCTGCTTTTGCGTATGCAATTACAGTGCTACCATTTGAAATAGTTGCAGAAGTTCCTGTTCCAGTTACATATTTTAAAACTACATTTTGAGATCCGGAAGTTCCATTTTTAAGAATATAAAGTTGTTGAACATCTAAAGGTATAGTTACATTTCTTGAAGCTGTAAGAGTTCCTGTAAATTCTATAACTCTGTGTGCAAGAGTTGCACCAGTTGATCCATCAGAAACAGATAAAGTTGTATCTCCAGAATCAGAGACAGCTTGAGCTGTATAACCACCAGCTATTTGTTCAATAATTTCTAAATTTGTATTAGTCTTAGTACCCCAAGTTCCTGCGTTTTCACCAGTTGCCTGTTTCTCTATACCGAGAGGTGTATATGTTGAAGCCATATTTTTTTATCTCCTATGCGACGTCACTATAACTTGTATTTGATCCAGTTGCAACATCTGAATAAGAACTATTTGATCCTGTTGATACGTCACTATAAGATGTATTTGACCCAGAACTTACATCAGAATAGCTATTATTCGATCCTGTTGATACATCACTATAAGATGTATTTGAGCCGGTGTCAACAGGTCCATAAATTGGAATTGTTGTAACTGTTCCTAATAAAGAAGTTAATGATTGACCCGTTAAACCTACAACATCTGCAGCAGTTAATGATCCTACAGAAGAAGTTATTGATTGACCAGTTAATCCCATAACATCTGCAGCTGTTAAGCTACCAACAGAAGCTGTTGTAGAAAGGCCGGTAGGTGTTACAATAGGATTTGTAGTAATTTCTGCAGAACCAAGAGTGGACGTTATAGATTGTCCTGTTAATCCCATTGTTTGATTATCAAGAGTTATGGATCCTATAGAAGAAGTTATTGATTGACCTGTTAATCCCATTACATCTGCAGCTGTTAAACTACCAACACTTAATGAAATATCTTGACCAGTTAGTCCCATTACATCCGCGGGAGATATTGATCCCACAGAGAAAGATGAACTTATTCCAGTTAGTCCTATTGCTTGATCTGCAACTGTTACTGATCCAATATTAAAAGAAGAACTTACGCCAGTTAATTCAATAACACTATTAATTGAAGATCCCCATGATTCTTCTCCCCAACCATTTCTTCCCCAACCGACTAATGTTCCAACACTAGATAAACTACCTAATGCAGAAGTTATAACCCCTGCAGAAGAAACTCCTATAACATCAGCAGGTATTATTTCTCCAACAGAAGAAGTTAAAGATTGACCTGTTAATTCTACTGTTTCAATAGGTGTGGCTGTAACTGTACCAATAGAAAAAGTTGCTGATACACCAGAAGGTTCTATAGAATATTGAACACCCCAACCAGAATTTCCCCAAGCTTGTCTTC